GGGGCTACAGTGGGCGTGGTAAAGTCCGCCGCGCTGGGGGACAGCTCCGTCACCTATGACACCGACGCCCTCACCAAAGCCACGGCGGACTGGGGCGACCTGAACGCCACCCAGTACGGACAGATCCTGGCGACAAAGGCCCGCATGGTGGGCATGGGAGGGAGCTATGTCCTATGAATTACGCTGACTGGTACACGGACCGTATGGACATCCGCCGCGTTGCGCCGGTACAGGACGGCGCGCTGACGGTACACCAGAGGACCGCCGTTGCGGAGGACGTCCCCTGCCGGGTCTACCGCAGCGGCTCCCACGGCCCCCGGTTCCAGCCCACCGCCGCCGTGACGGAGGGGGAGGACAAGCTGGCCTGTGACAACCACGTGGACATCCAGGCGGGGGATGAGCTGCTGATCTACCGCGGCAAGGGCGTCGGGGCGCGGCATCCCGCCATCCGGGCCTTTGCCGGGGACCCGGTGTACTTCCATGAGCCGTTCGGCGCGATTATGCCGGGGCTGGCTCACCAGGAGGTTACGCTGCTGCAGCAGGAATACGCGAAGGGAGCTGTTGAGAATGGCGATGGGTGACGCCCTGCGGCGGCGTATGGAGGAGCTGGCGGCGCGGCAGCCGCAGATTGCGCCCCGGCTGTCCGCCATTGCCCAGGGGGCCACCCTGCGGGCCGTCGAGGCGGCTGTGGAGCGCACCCCGCCCAATGACGGCGGCCTGCGGGGCGTCAACACGATCAGCGGGGAACTGGCTCAGCACTGGGCCACGGACAGCCGGGTGACGCCGGTCCAGTCCGGGGACGTGCTTGTCACCACGCTGGAGAACGACAGGCAGTATGCCAGCTACGTCAACGACGGCCACCGGTTGGATAAGCATTTCGTACCGGGGCTGTACATAGACGACAGCGGCCTGCTGTCCCGCGACCTGAGCCGGGACGTGGGCATGGTGGTAGGCACGAAGACGACTTATGTGCCCGGCGTGTACATGAAGGAGGCCGGGGTGGACAAGTATGAGGAGGTTGCGGAAACGGAGCTGCGGAAGCTGGCCGGGGAGGTGCTGCGATGACCTTCACCATGCCCGCTCTGTCCCGGTCCCTGGCGGACTATCTGGCCCCGTCGCTGCCGGACGTGTCCTTTTACGCGGACCCGAACCAGCAGGGCACCGCCTCCCGCGCCCTGTTCCTGCGCCAGACCAACGCCAGGATCACCAGCCAGGTGGGAGGCCGCTTCCTCCGCCGCCTGGGGCTGGATCTGGTGTACCTGGAGCAGCTGAATTCCGTGGACGCGGAGACCCGGTTACAGGCCGCTGCTGATGTTCTGGACCAGCGTATGGAGACATTCCCCTACAGCAGCGGGGAGGAAAAGGCCGTGCTGCTGCGGACGTACGAACGGCACTGGGAGATCATGGACAGTACGCTTCACTACAAATTCGATTTGCAGCTCTGGCTGACGTATCAGGAGGACGCGGCCCTGATGCAGTCCATTGAGGAGCTGAACATGGAGGTCGTATGAAGGAGAAAGATACGGAAAAGAAATATCCCACGGAGAGCATTTTGCAGAGTAAAGAGTTCTCGGGGTTTCAGCGGGAGTTCGCCCGTGCGCTGCTGCCGGAGAGCGCGTATACCCTCCGGGAGGCCAGGGCGATCCTGAACAGGTTTTTCAAAGGAGGTGACCGCTGATGGCCGGCGGCAATTGGACCGCGCAGAACAAGGTGCGGCCCGGCATCTACATCAATTTCAGCACCAGGGGCAGCCAGGCCTTGACCCTGGGCAGCCGTGGCACAGCGGCAATCTGCCGGGCGCTGAGCTGGGGGCCGGTGGGGGAGATTGTGGCCGTTGACGCGGGGGCGGATACCACCAGCGCAATCGGCTGGGGAATTACCACGGAGCAGGCCCGGTTCCTGCGGGAGATGTTCAAGGGCACCGGCAGTACCGGCGGGCCGACGAAGATTTTGCTGTACCGTCCGGAGGCTGCTGGCGCTGCTGCGGCATCTGCCGTGCTGGGCGAGGGCGGCGTTACGGTGACCGCACTGTATCCCGGCGTGCGGGGCAATGACATCTCCATCGTCTCCGCTGAGGATGTGGACGAGCCGGGGACCTTCACCGTCGCCACGCTGGTGGACGGAAAACAGGTGGATATCCAGAGAGCCAAGACCGCCGCGGAGCTGTCCGCCAACAGCTGGGTGAAGTTCTCCGGCACCGGCGCGCTGACCGCCACCGCCGGGGTGACACTGTCCGGCGGCGCAGACGGGGCGGTGGACACATCGGCCTACGCCGCGTTTTTGGAGGCGCTGGAGCCCTATCATTTCGACGTGCTGGCCTACGACGGCACGGACAGCACGGTCAATCAGGCCCTGATCGCCTTTGTCAAACGCATTTCCGCCCAGGAGGGCCGGTACAGCCAACTGGTGACCACCAACGCGGAAAATGCAGACAGCCGGTTCGTCATCAACTGCAAGTCCGGCGTGGTGCTGGAGGACGGCACCGCCCTGACGCCCCAGGAGACGGTCTGGTGGCTGGCGGGGGCGCAGGCTGGAGCCCAGTACCATCAGGCGCTGTCCTACGCCTCCTATCCGGGGGCGAAGGACGTGGTCCCCAGGCTGTCCGGCAGCCAGATTGAGGAGGCCATCAAGGCCGGGAATCTGGTGCTGGCGGAGGAGTTCGGCAAGGTCCGCATTGAGACGGATATCAACACACTGGTGTCCTATACGCCGGAGATCGGGGAGGTCTTCCACAAAAACCGTACCATGCGGGTGTGCAACACCCTGGCAAACGACATCTACCGGGAGTTCTCCCTGCACTACCTGGGCAAGGTGAACAACAACGAGGAGGGCCGGGGGCTGTTCAAGGGGGCCATCCTGGACTACCTGCTGGAGATGTACAGCAAGGGTGCTCTGCGGGAGCGGCCCACCGGGGAGGACGTGGAGGTGCTGATGGGCAATTCCATTGACGCCATTGTCATCAACCTGGCCCTGGCCCTGGCGGACGCCGTTGAGAAGATTTACATGACCATTACCGTGACGTGAGGAGGTGCAGGGTATGAGTTTTCTGTTGGGGCGGGATACCGTCCACGGTGCGGCGGGCAAGGCGTTTATCACCCAGAATGGCCGCGTGGTCGAGCTGTTCGGCGCGAAGAAGGTCAACGCCCAGGGCGAGATCAGCAGCAACGATATGAAGGTCATCGGCACCAAAAAGATCCAGAACAAGCCCGGCGGCGTCAAGCAGACCGGCACCGGCACGGTCTACTACGGCACCTCCGTTTTTGCGGAGATGCTGGAGAAGTACATCCATACCGGCGCAATGGAGCCGTTCAACATGCAGGTGACCAACGAGGACAAGGCCACCTCCGTGGGGGCCCAGACAGTGGCTCTCTACGGCTGCCAGCTGTCCAGCACCATCCCCATTGCGCTGCTGGACGCGGAGACCGATATGCTGACCTTCGATTTTTCATTTACCTTCGAGGATTTCGAAATCCTCAGGAAATTCAACGACCCGGCTGAGCTGGGAACATGAGAAAGGATATCAGAACATGAGTAATCTGCATGCATTCCTGCACCCGGTAGAGGGCGACGAGACCAGGGAGGTTATCATCTCCAGGCGTTTTCTGGGGGAGGACGGCAAGCCTGTCCCCTTCAAGATCAGGGCGCTGAGCCAGGCGGAAAACGACCAGATCACCAAAGATTCCATGGAACCCGTGAAGGGCGGAAGACGAGGCGAGAAGACGCTGAACAGCACAAACTATGGCCGCCGTATTATCGTTGCCGCTACCGATTTTCCGGACTTCCGCAGCGAGGAGCTGTGTAAGGCTTACGGCGTGATGGACCCGCTGGAGGTACCCGGCAGAATGCTGCTGGCAGGCGAGTATGAACGGCTGAGCCGGGAGATTTTGACCCTGTCCGGCTTCGATGATGATCTGGAGGAACAGGCAAAAAACTGATGGATGGGGACGACCCGGACACCCGGCTGGCGTACTATATGTTCGTCAACCACGGGTGGCGTCCCCAGCAGGTGGACAGCCTGCCGGACCGGGAAAAAATCCTGATGACGCTGATGGCGCTGAAGGAAATCAAAGACAGGCCGAAGCCGAAGGGGGGGTGAGTGTATGGCGGCAATTCGTGAAGAGCTGGTTTTAGCCGACCGGTTTTCAGCAACCTTTTCCAGATACCTGACAATGGGGCGGCAGGCGGCGTCCGCCGCAGCTGCGGCTGGGGCCAGCCAGACCGCCTATAACGCCAATCTGTCCCAATTGGGCGGCGCTGCCAGTCAGGCGGGCAGCGCGCTCAATGAGCTGGGCCGCAGGCTCCAGGAGGCGGGGCAGAGCTCCACCCAGGCGGCGGACAAGCAGGAGAAGATCAACCGCAAATTCCAGGAGGGTGTAAAATCTGCGGATGCGCTGACCGGCAAGCTCAAGGGCCTGGTTGCAACGTATCTCAGCTTCCAGGGCGTGAAACGCGCCCTGGACTGGGTGGGAGAGAATCTGAAACTGGCGGATATTCAGCGCAACGCGGAAAACCAGCTCCGGGCAGTCCTGATGAACATGGGGGCCCAGGAGGTCACCGTTCCGGTGACGGCGGACCTGCAGGTAGATACCGCCCAGACCATGTCCGCCTTTGACGCGATCACCCAGAAAGCGTCCGAGATTCAGGGCCGGGGCATCTACGGTGACGAGGCCATGATTGCCGGTGCGGCGGAGCTGGCGACCTACTTCGAGGACGCCAACGCCATTATGTCCATGATGGACACCCTGGCGGATTATACGATGGGTATGACCGGCGGCGGGGCCGTGGGCAAAGAGCAGATGGTCCAGTATGCCACGGATATCGGCAAAATTATGTCCGGGTCCTATATCGCCATGACCAAGAAGGGCTTCGAGTTTACGGAGGCGCAGAAGGCCATCGTGGAGGGCACGGCCACAGAGAAGCAGATCGTGGAGGCGCTGGGTAAGGAGTATCTGGACATGAGCGCGGATATGCAGGCCGCAGCGGCCATCAACGCCGTGATCGCGGAGTCCTGGGGCGGCCTGTACGACGCCATGAGCGACACCCCAGAGGGGAAGATCATCCAGTTCCAGAACCGGCTGGGGGACCTGCGGGAGGTGCTGGGCAACCGGATCTATCCTGCCGTGCTCCAGGTGGTGGACGTGTTCAACAACGGCTTTGGTCAGATCGAGCAGGTGCTGACGGCCTTTTCCGATGTGTGCGCGGGGATTGTCACCGCCATCAGCTGGATTGCGGAGGCGGCTTTGAACGCGGCCAGCGTGATCGTGCAGAACGGTGATCTGGTGATGTCGGTGCTGATTGGGATAGCCGCCGCCGCGGGGGTTGTCGGCGTGGTGATGGTTGCAAGTGCCATAAAAAGCGCTGCGGCCTGGGTGGTGGCTCACTTGCCGTTGGTGCTGATTGCCGCCGCCGTGACCGGCGTCATTCAAAGGACGCTGCAAATGGGCGGCACCTGGGAGGAAGTGTGCGGCGTGATGGGCAGTGTGCTCTATGAGCTGTACGCGGTGATTTACAATGTTGTAGCGGACGCTTGGAACCTGTTTGCCATATTTGCGGAATTTTTTGCAAACTTTCTTAACGATCCAATCAGGGCAATCTGCCGACTTGTCTTTGATGCTTTTGATTGGATTTTAGGAATCATAGAGAGCGTGGCTGGCGCAATAGACGCTCTATTTGGTCAGAATTTTTCTAGCGCTGTTGCTGGATTCCGAAGCGACATAAAACGCTTTGCGTCTGATGCATTCGGGAAAAACGAAATCACTGTAGAGCGCATGAACAAAATTGACTATGGCGATGCTTGGCAACGCGGAAACGAGTTGGGCAGGAAGTTCTACAACTCTGTGTCCGAATTAGGGAACATGAGCATTAAAGGCTTCGACAGCTCCACCCTGAACGGCATTCCCAGCAAGCTGGACGACATCGGCGGGGACACCAAAGCTATCAAGAACAGCGTGTCCCTGTCGGAGGAGGACATCAAACTGCTGGTGGACCTGGCGGAGCGGGAGTACATCACCAACGTCAACCTGACCGCCCAGACCCCCATTATTACCATTAACAACCAGAGCAGCGGCAACAACGAGATTGACAATTTCCGGCTGGCGAACGCCATCAAGACCATCCTGATCGAGGAAGCCGCCAGCCACACAGACCTGTCCTACACGTAGCGGAGGTGGACCATGCAGCAGAATCTATACGGCCTGTACCTGTCCCGCGACGGCACGACCGTCCGTATGCCGGTCAACCCGGAGAGCTACGCCATTGACAGCGACAACAATAACAGCGAGTACAATGTCCTGGGCGTCGGCCCTATCATGATCCCCAGGACCCCTAAGCTGAAAACCGTCTCCTGGTCCGGCCTGCTGCCGGGAAAACCGGACCTGGGGGCGGTGGTCACCGGCGGGGCGTTCCAGCCGCCGCAGTTCTACATTGAGTTTCTACAGGCGGCAATGGCGGACAAGGTGCCGGTCCGGTTCGTAGCCAACCGGTACATGGAGGACGGCTCGCCTATCTTCGACACCAACATGGAGGTCCTGGTCACCCGCTTCCAATCGGAGGAGCGGGGCGGGGAGACCGGTGACTTCTACTACGAGATCGCCCTGAGCGAGTACCGGGATTACTCCCCCAAGACCGTCACCTTCCAGCAGACGGACGGCGGCGCGCCGGTGCAGGCCAGCGCGGAGGCCACCCGCTCCGTTCCCAAAGGGCAGCTGACAGTGGGCCAGACGGTGCTGGTCAACGGCGGCTATTTTTACTCCAGCCAGGGGGCGGAGCCCCACGGTACTTTCTCCGGCTTCCGGGGGAAGATCTCCCGCATCGTCACCGACGACCCCCAGCGGGCGTACCCGTACCATATCACAGATGAGAACGGGGCGGCAAAGGGATGGGTCAAGGCGGCGCAGATCCAGGCGGTGAGCGCATGACCTATGAGCTGATTATTCTGGAGAAACGGACCGGCAAAGCGTGGGACGCCGCGCCCCAGGTCCAGAGCGTCAACTATACCACCAACCGCACAGGCTCCCCCGGCACGCTGAAATTTACCATCATCGCCTCCGGCGGCATCTCCTTCGTGGAGGGGGACACGGTGCGGTTTTCCGTGGACGGCCAGCCTGTCTTTCTGGGCTGGGTCTTCACGAAAACCCGCGACCGGTACGCCGTCATCGACGTGGTGTGCTATGACCAGCTGCGCTACCTGAAGGCCAGCGCCAGCTACTGCTTTACCGGGCGCACCGCCGGGGAGATCATCCAGGAGATCGCGGGGGACTTCCAGCTCCAGACCGGGGCGCTGGACGATACCGGTTATGCTATCCCGTCCCTCATCATGGAGGAAAAGACCTGCCTGGACATCATCTCCACCGCCCTCCAGAAGACGCTGCTGGCCACCGGGACGCTGTATACCTTCTTTGACGACAGCGGCGCTCTGTCTCTGAAAGCCGCCGGTTCTATGATCGCGGAGGGCGTGGTGGGCACCGGCTCGCTGCTGACGGACTACCAGTACAAAACCGATATCGACGCCCAGACCTATAACTCCGTCAAGCTCTCCCGGCCCAATGAGGAGACTGGCCGGGCGGATGTGTTCCAGGCCATGGACAGCGCCAATATTGGACGCTGGGGACTGCTGCAGCTGTATCAGAAGGTGGACACCAAGCTCAACGACGCCCAGGTGGAGGCCCAGGTCCGGGCCATGCTGAAATTCCACAACCGGCGTTTCCGCACGCTGAAGGTCCAGGCCCTGGGGCTGCTGGGTCTCCGGGCGGGGCAGATGCTGTTTATGGACGTGCCGGGGCTGGGGGACATCGACCTGCGGCAGCTGGTGCTGCTGGAGCGGGTCAGCCATACATTCGAGAACGATCTCCATACGATGGAGTTTGAAGTGCAGGAATTGGGGGACAAGTGATGGATGTTGTGGATATTCTGCATCAGATTTCGGAGGACGCCATGCGCTCCTACGGTCTGGCCGATCTGGCGGTGGGCACCGTGACCAGCGAGAAGCCGCTGGAGGTCAAGGTCCGGGAGGATATGGCCGCATTGCCGGAGGAAACCCTGTGGCTGACGGTGGGGGTGATCGAGAAGAAGATCCCCGTCCTGAAGCACACCCATATAACCGCCGGATTCCGGCACGACCATGAGCTGCCGGATATCTCTCACGACCATGAGGTATCCGGCCTGTCCCACAGCCACAGCGGAGAGGAAGGGGAGACGGGGTCCGCCCTGGAGGGGTCCTACAGCACGGAGACCGCCCTGAACGAATCCTTCCAGACGGAGACATCCCTGAACCAGGACGCCTTTGAATCGGACGAGCGG